CCTTCCAAGCATTTTCTGCAATCTTATCAAAAAGAGGCTGTATCGCAGGGTTGATGTAATCTCTTCCCTGGACATAGCCTCCATTTCCTGTAGCATGACCATATTGTAATATTATTGCTATTGGTACTCCATTTTGAATGTTTGTATTACTGAATGAAATAGAAACACTGTTTGAGCTTCGTTCTATATTGTATTTCCAAGACAAAGCTGTTTTACCAGTATCTTTCGGAGTTGCAGATTCAAGTGCAGCTACTCCCTCTCGACCATATTTGTCTAAGTCGCCAACTTTCACAACCTCTTTAAGCTGTTCAAAGTAACGATTAAGTTTCGAGAAGTCGCCCTTTTGCGTAATTCTTATCATCTGCTATCTCCTTGCTATTAAGCTACCTTGCCACCTAATTTTATAATCATTTCAAGATTCTGATTTGCAGTTCCTGAGTAATTAGAAATTCCGAGTTTAGCTGCAAGAGTCTTTCTGTAAGCATATGACGAATCATAGCCTTTACTATTTAATGCAGCCGCAATCGATGTGCCTACATACCCCGTTAAATCTGGTAGTGTATTGTCAGATGTTTTCCAATAGTCTGAATAAAATTCGTTCATATCAACTTTTCCAGTTATGCCATTAACACTTCCAGAAGAACTATACTGCCAGCCAACATAATTACCTTGATAAGTACACTCTTTATTATACTGAGCTACCCATTTGTCCCATTGGGCAAATCTTGAATCGGTTAATACATTGGTAAACCAATATTTATTAGCGTAGATGCCGACCGCATATTCTTTTGCAGTTATTGTATTACAAAATTCCTCTGCTATATCACCAATAACTGTTTTGCTGCACTTGGCAGTTATACTAGCATCTTCTAAATCGTAGAATACTGGATAATCAAGAGTTTTATTTTGCACCAACCTAAGAACATGCTGTGCTTCGCTTCTAGCCTGAGTAACGCTGGTAGCATAACTATAGAGATAAACTCCAACTTTTATTCCAACACGTTTCGCCTCTTTGTAATTTCGCTCAAACTGTACATCATCATTAGATGTTTTATTTAAACCATAGCCGCATCTAAGTATCGCTACCTCTATTCCAGTGTTTTTTACTTTATCCCAATCAATAGTTCCTTGATACCTAGAAACGTCAATTCCTTTAATTTTCATATTCTCTCACCTTCTTTAGCCCTTAGAATTTAATTGTTTACGCCTCATTGCGTTAATTTCTGAATATTTCCTTGCTAATTCTTTTTGTTTAGCTTTTTTGGATTTTCCATTTTTACCAGTCTTATTGTTTTTGCTTTCTTTTTCGTTGCATACTCGTATTAGAGCAATCAATCTGTTAAGATGCCATTTTTGACACTCAAAAGGTATACCCAACTTTATCATCCAATAATAAATCGTCTCCGAAGTAATAACCTCACGACTAGAAGTTTTAGATTCTTTAAGAGTATTGGTCACTGCGGTCATGGAATCGTCTATATACTTCTCTACATCTACGATGTTATTGTTAGTAATATACTTGTAAACGTCTTGTTCAACATTCTGTGTGAGTGTCATGCATCTTATATAATCTATTGTTTCTTCATCCGTCTTAGGCACAGTCGCCGATAGAAATGGTTTATGCCATTTAGACTCCCATTTTGAAATCGATACAAGTGAATGCTCCAAAGTCAAAGTCTGCTCCTTTGTAATAGTTTCATATACAAACTGATTCTTCTCTGAGTCCCAATACTCAGAAGTGGTAGCTGGTATAGTTATTCGGAGCATTACATCTCACCTCATTAATTGACAACTGAAAGACCAGCCACATTACTATCTGCCGATTTCTGTGCTGTCTGCTTGACATCAAACGCCATTAAGCCATTCACAAAAGCTGTGGCTTTCTCGGCATCTGTTGCTAATTCCATAAAAAGTTGTGAATAGGCTTCTGTTGATTTGAACTGGTTAGAAATTTCTTCTGACTTGTTGAAATACTTACCATCTAACGATTTCGTACCATACGCTTTTAGTATAAGCTCCTTAAATATCTTTATGATTGTAGCTCCGTCCTGAGCTGCTATAATGTCTTTAATCATCTGCTCATAGCCGCCATTAACGCTTAACGACATTTCTGTTGCCTCTGCCTTTGATAAATTAAAGTAGAAGTCCTCTGTTCTTTCTGTTCCATTGTAATCTTTATAGGTAATTGTTTTCTTAATCATATTATTGAATCTCCTTTCTTAGTGCAAAAATAAAATGGACTGCCTAGGTTTTTACATCTAAGCAGTCCTTATTAGGGGGAATTTGCGCCGCCTATTTGTTAAATATATAATCAGAACTTTCAACCTTGTCATAGCTGCTATCATATAAAAGTCGATAGTTGCTGTCCTGTACATACTCAACATTTAGGCTGCTTTGAAAAAAGTTATAATCTCGTCTGGAAGAGGAAGTCTAGCTTCGTCTTTCTCAGTACCATAAAGAATATCCTCAAATGCTGCAAGTTTGTCGGAATCAACCTTTGTAGAGTCGATTGTGATTAACGCTGTAGGCTTGTATCCAGGTACGTTAATCTTGGTAGCTGAAATCTCCCAAGAAAGAGTCATAGCATTTGGTGTTTCATTCTCGCTCTCATATCCTTTCTCAGAAGGTGAAGCAAGCGCATTGTATACCAAATGGATTATATATCCATAATCATCGGCATCTTCATCATTACCACGCTTGGTTACATATGAGAAACCAAACTTGCTGCGTGATTGCTGATGGATAACTACTCCATCTGATAATTCATCGGTACCATTGCATGGCCCGAACTCGTCTGGATAAGTATAAGCCTCGATTGTTGCACCAAATTCCTCGCTTGACATAAGGCTTAAATACTTTTTATTGTCTGCGTAAATGTCTGTAGGTTCAGCTCCTGACGGACTCTCTGTTACTTTGCTAAGTCCATTCCAAGCTACGCCTGGTGTGTACTTACCGCTGTTGTAAGGATATAAAACGCCTTTTTCCACGCCAGTTTCGTAGAATCGTTCGCCTTCCTTATCCCACTCTAATTTAGACATATGTTTGTCCTCCTTTAATAATAAATTGTAAATACGAAATGATGCAGATTGTCTTTTATGTAATGTCTATCGAATTGAGAGGTTATGAGAGATAATAGACGTTCCACGTATGGACTATCTGGATCTTTATCGATTAATGTTACGTTGTAGCGCCTTGTTGAAATATACTTACGGTTATTGGCGTGTCTTGTATCTATGTCATCTAATTCATATAGAATAGCAGGATACTTCATGCCAGATGTAGGTGCTTGAAAATAAGCTCTACAGTCAGAACCCGATATAGGGCATGATAATATGTTGCACAATACTTTATGAAATTTGGGTTGACTGTCTCTACTCATTGTAAACACCTCCTATGGACAATATTAAACGTGGGTTTTGTATTTCCACATTTGTAATTTTCCATTTAGTCCCCATATACTCGACATAGCGCATTTTATGGAAATTCTCACGAGCAAAAGGATTGGCTACAATACTAAGCTCATTTGAGATATTAATACTGTCTGGCAGTGTTTCAGAAGTTTGAGTACGACTAGTGTTTCTAGTCCAATCGCCAAAGTAACTGTATGTAACAATATCATCGTCCCATACTCCAGGTCTAACTTCTGTGTTGACTGCGAAGCCAATCCGTCCATAAAATTTGCTCATTTTGAATTTTCTCCTTTAGCTGCTCTTCTTAATTACGCATCAAGCGGTTCATCATCAGATTCAGATACTACTGTGGTTTCTGTAACGTCTTCTTCAATAACGATTGCTGAGTATACTCTTGTCAAAGCACCAGAAACTCTTGTTTCAAGAAGCGACTTCTCCTGGTTGAAATCGATATCGAACTGTGTGAAGTGTGTAATCTCACCACCCTTCGTTGAACCAAGAGAGTAATCGGCAAGGTTAGCTACGATACCGAGAAGTTTCTTCGTCTTACCAGCCTCTGTAGTACGAGTCTTATTGTTAAACTGCTCTGCCGTATAGATGTTACCTACATTGAGTGCTGACGCAAGCTCTGCCTTAGAAGCATAAATCTTCCTACCATTCCTATCTCTTGCAAGAAGCATGACATTAAGCTCGTGAGGCGTAATGAAAAGGTCTGGCGTACCTGTACCCTTGTATTTCTCTCTTGCATAAAGAATTGCATTAACCATAGCCTCTGCATGAATGTAGTTGTCGCCGAAGTAGAGGGATGTATTAGAACCCTGTAATTCTTTCTTGGCTGCGTTAAGGTCGATGTCAACATGAATTGTATAAAGGTCGTCGTCTGTCCAAATAGGTCTAATCTTATCTGGATAAATCTTGTCCTCTGTTCCGTCCTCACGCTCATCGCCAATCATGATTGCTGTAGCGAGTGCCTCGTTAAGCATTGTGCGGTCAATATCATAGAGATACTTTACATAATCGAAATCTGTGATGTCGTTAATATCATCCCTGTGAATAGCATTTCTAACGTATACTGTCTGTGGATCGGTAGTACGTCTAACCAGCTTGAAGTTGCCTGTAAGTTTCTTCTCCTTGCCCTTTACATATCCCTTTGCTTTCAAGCTGTCTATTCCGCGAATGTCAACCTGACTTGTTCTAATTCTGGAAATTGGACTCTTATGAACCTTTCCTAAAACAGTTGTAACCCATCCTTGGTCATAATTAATGAGTTCTGGTGCGCCTGGTCTGACTTCCTTATACTCTGGGAATAGGTATGAAATATTACCATCTCCCGACTGCACAAATCCTCCACTTATAGCATCATGCTGAAGATTGTTCTCGCTGGTGTAAATGTTCAATGCTTCCTGGAAACTTCCAATAGTTGTGTTCTTTGCTAATTTAAGGATTTCTTCTTGGTCTGCATGAGATAGCACTGAACCATCATCCTGTCTATCATTTTCAAATACATTGTGTTTCATCTCTTCTGAACCTCCTTTATTGTCGCCATCAACGGCTGCCCCAACTATGGCGTATACTACCTTTTTCTGTTTTTCGGTTAGAGTATTGAATACGTCTTCTATTGTTTCGCCGTCATCGTCCTGCTCTGGTTTTGCTTTCTGTTTGATTTCTTCCTGATCATCATCTGAATGCATCATTACATTAATACCCCTTTCATCATAATTAATAACTAATCCACTTTCATCCTCACCATGAACCATAACTTCGTCAATATATGCTCCTGGATTAGATCCAGCCAGGACAATACTGACTTCACGAATTAATCCGTGAATTACATCTTTACCATTCTGCTTTAGCTGGTTAGCATAAATGGACAACGATTCAAGGTCGCCATGCCTTACACGTTCTTTTACAGCCTGTGCTGTTTCGCTGTCATTAAATGAACAATAGGCATAAACACCATCTGCTCTGTTTTCGAGTATGGCATGACCTAATACACGCTCTGGGTCTGTGTGGTCGTGATTCCATACTAAGGGAACTTTCTTTCCGTTCTGTCCTTTGAAGGCATCACGTTTTATGGTTCGACCATCAGAGCAAAGTAAATCATTTCTGGTAGCCCAGCCACTAAAATCATACTTCATTTTGAATTTCCTCCTGTTAGTTTATTATGTTAGCGAGAAGACTGAGTTTTCTTTTTAGCGGCTTCTCGTGCTAATTGTTTGGATGTCTTCTTTCCAGATGTGTTTACACTGGTAGAAGAACTGCTTGACGATTTCTTCTTGCTAGAACTACTTTTAAGAAATGCCGAATTAGCATAAATCTTATCAAGCTCTTCGTTGTATTTCGTCGTAGCATCAGTTCGTATTTGAGCTTTATTCGTTTTGGCTGTTTCTCTTGCCGAAGTAGCTGCTGTATTATAATCTTCTTTAGCTGCTGTATTTTCAGCTGAGTATGTATTGCTAGCTGCCTCTTTTTCACTTGAATAGTCGCTGTTTATTTCTGCTTTTCTATTCGTGTAGTTGGTATTTGCAGTTTCTTTGTTATTCGCATAATCAGTGTCAATCTTAGAAATTGTGCTATTATAGTTACTTCCAATCGCTTCACTTTGAGAAGTATACGCTTCGACTAACTCTGCTTTCTTTGTTTCATTATCTTCTCTAAGTTTTGCAATTTGGGCTTGTATAGTAGCTTTCTTTTCTTTTTTCTCGGCACTTGACATATTTTCTAGCTGAGTCTGCAAACTTTCTATTTCGCTTGTCATTCTGGTAGTGTGTTCTTCTATTTGTGAATCCCTGTCCGCTTGTGCTTTTTCCAAAGCTGACGATTTTTCATTAGCAGCATCAGATGTTTGAGACTCTTTATCACTTTTCGCATTTGCCAAATCTGTGGTCTTTTGCTCTTTAGCAGCTGTACTAGCTGCCTCCTTCTTTGATTTTGCGGCTGCATACGCATTGGTCTTTACAACTTTTGCATCTGCAACTCGCTGGGTTTTAACAGCCTTGGCAGCATCTATCGTTGAAGTTTTTGTGTTGTCCTCGGCTGTAAGGTTATTACTTTTCTCTTCGTCAATCTGACTCTTGACATAGGCTTTTGCTATCTTTCCAGCATCGTTGAGTGTTCCTTTGCGTCCCGTCAACTGGCGGTGCTCCATATAATATTCATGGGCCTTGACTGGATCGTAGTATTCGCTGGCGTATTGTGTATGTTGTAAGAAATTATCGTCCATAAGTTACACTCCCTCCAACTGTGATTCCAATTTGTCAAGATTAGCATCGACTTTGCTTAATGAGTTCATATGTTTCAGAAACTCATCTTTAGTCATACCTGTTTGCGCAATTTCTTCCTGTTGGGTATCCTCCATCGGAGCTTCTTCCATTGAAGCCTCTTCCATCATTTCAGCACCAGATTGATTGATGTTGCTGTTAATCAATTGGTCTGCCTTTGGATCGCTTGCAGGTTTCATTCCGATAACCTGTCTGATTTCATTTGAAGTCATTATCTCGTTTCGTGTGAACTTGTCTGCGATTTCGGCTATACTAGACACAGGTACAAGCTTAAACGGATCTTTGAAGAACAGTATTGTCTTACGCTGAGTGCGTGCAGTCTTAGTAAGGAACTTACGCTTCATCTCATCGACTATAGCCGATATGATTGGCTCAATGGTCTGGTTCTGATAATTCAACATCGTTTTCTCGTCAGCTGTTCCATCTAATATCGCTTGAGAGATACCTAACTGGCTATATAGCATACTCGTCAAATATTCAATCTGCTTCATTAAATTGTTTTCAACTGAACGGTTAAGTTGAGTTATTCGTTCTGTTCCATCTGTATAGGCAATACCATATTTAGAACCTGCTAATTGCTGTTCTATATCTTTACGTCTAGCTTCTGCCTGCTGCCTACGTGCTTTCGATTTGATAACATATGGTAACTGAATTATTAAATCTAGTTTTCCAGCACTACTTTGTTCATCTACTGCATCTAATAGATTCAGCTTTCTAACTAGTCTTTGTGCAACTGAATTATGCTCGTTCATTACTGAATACAATGGATTCTCTACAATTGCTGTGCTTCTCTTTGGAACTGTTACATCCTGTTTCAAACCTGTCGATTCGTTATATAGATTAACCTTGACATGCTGCGGATACCAATCAATAATCTGACCTGTTCTCATTGTTAAAATATCGAATCCTGTTGTTTTGTCTGGGTCTATATCAGTATCCACTGGTACCAATGCAACAACGCCCTCATCTAGCATTGACTGAACTGCATCTTGCTTAAAAGCTCTCGCTGTCTGGTCAATGTTTGCTTCCAATGTCAAACAGTTATTCAATCCAGAATTTATGACATTTAAAAACCGCTCATTTTCATCAAGCTGTACGTGCTTAATGTCAATAGCGGCTACATCTAAAGCTATTCTGTTATATACTGCCGTAACAATAGACCGTTCATTACCACGTCCCATTCTAAATCTGTCTGGACGATATGAATAACTTGGTCCTATATCGCGATAGTATTTTGTTGGATCTCTATTGGTAAATGCATTCCAAGCATTCTTTAATCTTGTAGTAATTTGCATCCCCATTTTGAATGACCACCTCCTTAAATTTGTGCAAACGAAAAGAGGCTATGCATATGTAGCCTCTCTCTTCATAAAAGGGTATGTTTTTCTTGCGAAGTAGTTTTTTATTCTTCAATGTCTGCAAGTTTGTCTAAAATTCTCTCGCATATTAGTCCTTTAGCATTTGGATTATAGTCATGGTCCAAACATTTCGTAACCATTTTTGTGCCAACGACATCCTCGATTTCTACATAATCATCGTCAGACAAATTGTTAAAGTCCATATTCAGTCCAAATTCTTTCATCAATTCTAATTCTTCGTCATCAAACATAACCTCACCCCTTATTCAAATATTTTTTACGAGTCTTAGTCCCTGTTCTCCATACTGAACTACATATACCAGTATTGGGATTAATAGCTGCTGTTGCGTATTTTCCAATAAACTGTTGACTGGGACGATTATCATCGTCATATGTTACACCTTTAGTATGCAACGGATTAGTTACAGCGTCAACTATTTCTTTTGCAGAAACTTTCCTTTGTTCTAGTTGGTCTCCAGCATGATCTGATAATTGACAGACTTTGATTCCATTGGCTGTAATCACATTTAATCGTTTTCTATTGACAGAAGCTATAACAGATTCTTTGTTATATTTCAATTCATCTTTACTTCGTCTAACACCCCATTTCATACCTTTTACTCCATAATGACAAAGTCTATCATCTGGCATTATTTGTATAGCTACTCCGCCCACACGTAATCACCTTCTCTCTATTTTGCCATATCTACTGAACTCTTCTTGTAGGCTATACGTCCATCTGTCCATACACCATTCTTAACTTTTCTCATGTCGTAGTTTTGGTCTGCTAACGCCATGTAAACACCAACCTCGCCACGCTTTGCAACAAATTTTACAACTCGTCCAGATGGTGCAGAAATATCTGAAACCTTAGTATTCATTAATTCTGCCATCTTTTTGTTATGGGCATTAATAAAATTTTTGCCAGTTTTCATCTGTCTTAAAAGTTGCTTGTCATACTTTGATAACTCTTTGGAAGATTTCTTGTAAGCTTTAGAAGTAATTTTCTTCTCATTCTTTTCAGCCCATTTAACATCTTTCTTCTCTATCTGCTTAACATGGCGTTGTCCTGCTGCGGTTAATGAGCCGTCTGCGTTCTGATAACGGCGTACACCCCATTTCTGTCCTAATATTCCATGATGATAAAGTTCTACGTCGTTTACCATAATTATGTCTCCTTAAAAAAAGTCCGAGTATATTCCTACATTTCTTGGATTCAATATTTTCCTTTGAATACTATTTATTTTGTTTCTCGTATCTATCTTTTTTTGAATTTTATCTATTTTCTCCTGTGTTTTCACATTATAGTTGTCGGAAAGTGCAAGTTCGTCAATTTCGTTCAAAAGAGTCCCAGGACCTAGTAAGTTCATTATAGAATCGCTCAAATCAGCGGAAGCATTTGTTTTAGTAAATGCATATGCTCCTATAGCAACCAACGCACTTGCGGTCGCTATTTTCCCAGCTGTAACTAATTTGCTATGTGTATTGGTTAATTCTTTTTTTTTTGATTCGCCGTCATCATTGTGATAACGTTGATGACCTGCTTGTGTTAATGTGCCGTCATCGTTCTGATAACGGCGTACACCCCATTTCTGCCCTAATATTCCATGATGATATAATTCTGTGTTGTAATACATTGTTAACTTGCCTCCTTATTCAAATGCATCTCTATTAAGTTTATACGCTATATATCCGTCCATCATTGCAGCAACAGCATCTATCTTCTGCTCGTATCGTTTCTTTAAAAGTTTACGGTTTCCATTGGTGTCTTCCAGTGTTATACAATTGCCCATTGCGAATGTCATAAGCTTTTCATCAAAGAGAAGTTTTCGTGCCTCTGATAAATCTTTTAGCTCGCCGAGAGGTACCGATTCTGTCTTAATACCTTGTATAACTTTTTCAATTCCGAAAGGTCCATTTTCATTTGCCCATCTCTCTATGAAATCTTTGGCATTGTATGGATCATAACCAACACATCTGACATCGTAACCAGTTTCAATTATATGATTATCCAAGTCGTCATAAACTTGATTCATATCGAGGACAGTCCCTTCCATGACAATAAGGCTTCCTTCTTCCAGAAACTCATCATATTTGTCTCGCATTGCTTTATGTAGTTTCATTTGGGTAAATGATGAAATGTAATTTCGAGTCTTGATTCCAAAAGCTCCGTTACCTAATGGAAATAGAAATGTGAATGCACAGAAGTCATCTCCTTGTGACAGGTCAATTCCTAATGCACAAGGCATTTGCCAAAAGTCTCTCTTTCTATGAGGAAGAGTTTCTTCATAAGAAAAGAAATATGTATAACCTTCCATCGGAAGTCCAAAACGTTTTGCCAAAATATCGTTTCTTGCTGCTGGAGCTTTTTCAGCTCTCTCAACGTCAAGCTGATAAGTTTCATAGCTGACAGTCTTTCCAAGATTTGGGTTGGCTTTAACCCACATGTCCGGATTACCGACTTCATCAATTGAATCTAATTTATACCACCAAATAGAGACGTGAGGATTCTTGTAGTTACCTTTAAGAATGTCCATTAACTCCATTTTGATTGTATCGCCTGCTCCGTTTCTAACAGTACCTTCTGAGCTGATTGCGACAATGAGATAATCATCAACTTTTGATGCTCCTTGTTCAAGAGCGCCAACAACATCCTCTCGAATGTCACCAGAAAGCCATTCATCAACTGTAGCAACTTTGATTTGTAAACCTTGGAGCTTATCTATTCGCATTGGCTTTACTTCAAGCCATGAACCTGTCATAAAATTTCGGATTCCGTCTTTAGTTGAAGCTAGCTTTACCCGGTTTGCTTTAGAGCCAGAGGTATTCATGATTGAACCATCTGTTAGGAATTTGTATAGTGGTCCTCTTGCTCTAGTTATGGCTGTCTTGATTGGCGAAATCACTTCTTCTGCCTGTTTCATAGTTGGAGCTGTTGTGACTTGATGAGTTGTTGTAGTATCGATGTTAAGGAAATAATTCTGTAAACATGAAGCATACATGGATTTAGCTGAACCGCGAGCAACTATTAGATACTGTTTATTGATAAGTCTTTTCTTGATTGATTTTGTAACGTAATGCCCGCCATGTCCATCCTTATATGGCTCATAGACGCTTCTTTCAATAAAATAGTACCATCCAAATATTTCTTCTGCCCACAGCTTAAATGTATCAAGTAGGTTTAAATCCGAACCATCAGTTAAAGTCAATTCATTCTCACAATATTTTACGAACCCTTCAACTGCTTTGTTATCGTAATAGATTCCAGGATTTCTAATCAAATCATCTATACGATTCATTTCCAGTTCGATTTCTTTGTTTATAGGTATTTCGCCTCTAATTACGGCATCTCGAAACATGCCGTAGTATTTCGGAACGGCTGTGTTTGATAATGCCATAATTTAGTTGTGTCTCCTTATTTCTTTTTAGCCCCACCATTAAATATGGCGCTACCTAATTTTTTAGCATCAAATTCTCCAGAAATTGCAGCACTTGCTCCATATAGCAACGCACCACTAACTGCTGTTGTTACAGTTTTCTTGCCAATATCTTTTAAAATGTCTTTCACATATGACTGCCCTTCTGCGACTGTCTGCTTCTCTAAATCTTTTAATTGTTTTTCCTTCTGTAGACGATTAATGCGGTTCTGAAGTTCAGCATCGGACATTTGTTGACGTTCTTTATTTGTTGTTCTATGGGTTTGGTTATCATTTGTATTGCTGCTTTCACTGTATCTTTTCTGTCCTGCTGCCGTCAAAGAGCCATCAGGATTTTGGTATCTTCGAACACCCCATTTTTGACCTAATATTCCATGATGATAAAGTTCATAATTTGTCATGTTTTGCCTCCGTTAACGTTTTAAAATCTTATCAACTGTCTTACCATATTTATTTAACGCTTGCATACTCTTCTTAACGTTAACATTAGTCTTTGCTGCTTCTTTAACGTTAGTCTGAACATTAGTCTTTACAGCTGCTGATGCAGTTTTTGCAGCACTAGCAAGAGCCTCTTTACTAACCTTTGAAAGAACTTCAGTTGAAACATTTTTAAGTTCTGTCTTCATTGCGTTTGTAGCATACTTAGTTCCCAGATATAAGACGCCTGCCGTTAATGCTGTCCCTACAACTTTTCCACCTGCTTCAGCCAAAAATTTCTTTGTATAGCTTTCGCCCTTACTAGTATAGCTTTTATACTCCTGTTCAAGTTTTAATCTTCTATTAAGTATCTCTAATTCGTCATTCGATAAATTACTTGTATTCTTAGAGCGTAAGGTTTTTGCTTCGTATGCATCTTCACTGTATCTCTTCTTACCTGCTTCTGTTAAAGTACCATCATCGTTCTGATAACGACGTACACCCCATTTCTGCCCTAATATTCCATGATGATATAATTCTGTGTTGTAATACATTGTTAACTTGCCTCCGTTGTGCTAGATTTTAATTCAGCTGCTACGTTCAATCTCCATTCAAGTTCACTAATGTTTGCTTTGTAACATTCCATTACTGCGGAACTTAATGGCGGATCAAATAATAACTTTACTTTGAGATAGACATATGACTTAACAGTGTTATAGTCTTTTGCAGAGTCTATAAATTCATTCCATGTAGATGTTTCATCTTCAATTGTAAAAGGTTCACCAACTCCAAGCTGGTTGAGGATTACAAATACTGAATTGATATGCATAATCAAATCTGTATCAAAATCTTCACATTCTTCTGTGATTCCTAATAGTTTCTTAATTGATGTTAATATACTATCATTCATGTCTTTAATAACGCTCCTTTCCTAATGTCGCCAAGGACATGTATCATTTTTACTTCGTTCATTTGGTAAAAGAGAAAGCAATGATTCATCGCTGTAATGTATTGCATTGTGAGTATTCAATGACACACATACAAGATACTCTGGATTAAGCAAAATATCCGAACGATTGATTATGTCATCTTTTGAGATTGGATTCATATGATGAATTAATATTTGTCCTTGTATATTGTAATCGGCAATACCTAAATCACAACCATTATCTCTAATAATGACTTCTCTCCTAATTTTTTTCCATTCTGGTGAACTATAAAATATCTGATTGAGATACCTATCGAATCCGAATGTCTCTTTTCCAACACTTCCATTTAGTTTGAGGTAGTTGAATCGTTCTTCAAATGTCTCTATGTGTTTTAGCTCAGAATATCTTCTAATAATCATCGAACTCTTCATCGTCATTGTCCTGTCCGCTATAACCCCTAAACGCATTCAAAGCATTTCTATAAAGTTCCTCGGAATGCTCTGCATTCTTTAGAGTCCTTGTCTTCTCACTTATCAAATCTCTCTGCTCTGCCAATATCTCTTTTTCAAGTCTTGCTTTAGTAGAACCTCGCTTAACAAACTCAGTTATTAACTGCGATGAGGCTGTGCCGTCTCTTAATTGCTGTTCTGCAAGGTCCATTGCTAATGCAATCATCTGATTCTCTCTCGCTTCTGGTGTTAACGCTGGTCTATGCCTAGTTGATTCCTTTGACGAGTCGGCTATCTTTGCTTTTCGCATATACTTCTACCTCCTTTTAGTTTTGTTTAGCGATGGTTTAAATATCTTTTTGTATATTATTTGCAATGTTTAAAAAGACTTATAAGGAAGATTCTAGCCTTTGTCGAAAGGAGATAAATGCACAAAAATGAACCACAAATCAGAGTTGCTAAATATCCTCGTTATAAGTCTGTTTAAACATTGCTATAAGTTAATAGGCAGTCCTCAAAAAATCCCTCTGGGGAAATTTCAAAGACCGCCGCGATATGCAGGGGGTATGCTTTTGAAACACCCCCTCTAGTACCTTTCAATGTATCTCTCATAGGTATAGTCAATTTTGATAAAGAATTTTTTTGTTGTTAAATCTTGTAAAAAGTTTGTTGAAAACTTCAAAATGATTAAAAAAATTTTGTTTATTCATCTTTTTACTTTCTTATAAATACTTAAAATGTCATACTTTAAAATTTCGTCAATTGCTCTTTCTGTTTCTTCAAAATTTTCTTCATCTGAAAGTTGTTCTGAAGTTCTAGCAATTCGACCAAGATACGAAGTCGAGTGATAACCTTTTTGTTCATCGAACAAATACCATTGAACAAAGTCATCAATTGGATCGTAAGGATTGTCAGTTGTAGTTAAAGCACATTTCATCCAGAACTTCACTCCTTTCCTCTAAGATACTTAGAAACTGTAGATGAAGATTTACCTATTGCACTAGCAATTTCATCTGTTGTATAGCCAGAAGCATACAAAGCCTTAATTCTATTCTGTTCAGAAGTACTTAAAGCTGTTGTAGAACGAGGTGTTGCTCTCTTTCTTATAGAATCACTGTCTGTATTGTTAAGAATTTGTAGAAGTTTATGCTCACTTATAGCTCCTGCCTGTATAGCTTCCCACTCTCGGTCTGTAATCTCTATAGAAGTACGTTTAGCTCCTACAGAATTACGAGCTTTTGTCAAAGCTTGCTGACTAGCTTTCTTAATTTCTGCCTTAGTCATATCGGGGTTGTCTTTCTTCTTAGCATTTACTTCAGAATTTGCTATAGTCATAGCTTGTCTTTCACGAGGGGCATTCTTTAGAGCAACATTTAATTTAGCATCTAAAGACTTTACCTCCTCTTGGTAGGTTGCTTTTGCAGAAGCAGAATAAGCTATCTTACCGCTGTTAACCATCTCAAGACGAGCCTGGTTAGCTAAATTTTTCATATAATTTGCATAGTTGGCATAAGCTTCTTCCTGGGGGGTACCTGAAGAAAGGGTACGGGCATCCTTTGTCTCTGCCATCTTCGTACTTTCTTGAGTACGAACTTGGGTTTTACCTTTCTTATCTACATAGGTCTCCACTACTTCTTTGTAAGAAAGGGAGCCATCTTCATTAATAATGGGGGAGCCTTTTCTCTTAAGCACCTGGGTTTTAGACTTAGCCCTAGAGATTAACGTAGCTGCTCCTTCATGATAAGTTCCGTCTGCTTCTGTAGTTCCTTGGTATCTCTTCTTTAAATAAGCTATGTCATTATCTACATAACTTTGTTTGTAATCCAACTTATGCTTCTCAGCATCTATTACAACCATGCTATGTCTAACCGCTTTAGCTAGTTCATCTTGTGTAGCACCTTTCAAAGTCATGTCTGTAATTAAATTTGAAACTATACCCATTTCAGTTTGGGTATTCTTCATAACTTTAATCTTATTACCAGAAGAATTGTAATATTCTCCGTCTTTCTCTACAGTACCATATGCCATCTTTGGATCGAATCCTTCAAGTCCTTTTAATGCAGGTGTCGAAGTAATCTTAACTTTGCTACTTGAAGAATTGCAAGGTATCATCATGACTGTATCGCCGTCAAAGTCTGCTCCAGATAAACGGTCAGCTACATTCTTACTAATACCAACGGCATCAGCTGGTGTATTGCCTAAAACTTTCTTTCCCTCGGCATTTTTATTATTAACTTTAAGAATTGGAATCTCAAAAGTTCCACCATGTGGGAATCTTATTAAAGCGACAGTTTCTCCATCATGATAGTTTGGAGCGTACACTTCATTGTCTCCAATTGTTGTTAATGGAAGAATTACTTGATAACGTTGTCTTGGAAGAGCTGCGGCTTGTAAATGAACTGCTGCTGAATCACAATCCTCTGCAAATGTCTTCAACAAAACTTTCTTGACAGTTGGATTTGTTAAAGAACAAATTTCGTCAAACTCCGATTGCTTATCTGCCGTTGCCAAACTTAATTGTTTCTTGATTAGTTGCATACTTTGCTTAGAAAGAAATTGTGAAGGAAGTGTTTTACTCCATTCGTCCCAATCACCTTCTTCTGCTCGTTTATTAATTAGTGATAGATGCTCTTTACCGTCATCACCAATATAATAGCTCTGTCCGCCATGTTCTTTGATTAAAGAGCCAAAAGGATTGTCTGGATCACTTTTAACTTTCTTTAATACATCTGTCATTGGTGTGCCTGTAGATTTGTTAGTGTTAAATATCACATCGACTCCGTCTGGCATGTCATCTGAATAAACTGCCATTCCTTTCAGATAATGTGTACCATCTACCATTATACGAACCTGTGCATATGTTGATTCACCTAATGATAAATCCTTAACGCCTCTACGTATTTCTATAACACCATCTTTGTTTATTCCACCCTCTTCTGCATATCTAATCTGTAAACGACTAGAATCCATGCTTTCTGGATAAACGAAAGACTTCTTGTATGTTTCGCCATCGTCATATGAAATATAATCTTTGACAGAATGTACATTCTCAAAATTGTAAATCTCTTTATGTTCTGTTCCAGGAGGACAAAGAACTTTGATGTTTGTCTGCTGACCTTTGTTAGTTACTTGCGGAACGCCTCCACCATATACCTCATACCCTTCCATTTGAAGAATGTAAAGGGCTTGATTTAGTTTTTCTTTTGAAACGCCTAATTCTCTTTCTACGCCCGTTCCTACATCAATCATTCCGACTTCGTTAACTCTATCTTTTAAGAAATCAGCTGTAGTCTTAGCTTGATTCATTCTAACTTCTGAATCAGCGTTTAGAAGTGTTCTAACAGAGGAGTCATTGGTAAATCCCATCTTATCTGCAATTTCATTAAGACTGTATCCTTTTTCACGAAGTCCTTTTGCAGTAGCAACTTGTAATGCTCTTCTTTCATCCTTGGCTAAACTAACTTGTGTTCTTAATTGAGTTGTGGTCAATCCCATAGCACTAGCAATTTCAGTTTCTTTCATTCCAGATTTTTTTAATTCTTGAACTCTACTAAGAAAGTCTCCACTATGCTGATAAGGATTGTCACCAGAACCCCAAGGATATCTTCCAGAACGTCTTGGCATTCCATAATGGTAAAGTTCGTCGTATAAGTCGTCATCAATAACTTGTTCGGCATAATACATGATTAACCCTCCCGTTCTTTTACTCGATTAATTATTTTATCGAATGTTATTATTTTGTCCATAATCGGCACAATCTCGTCTGTTGCTGGATTATGGTATAAAATTTCATCGTCTTGATAAATTCTCAATTCAATGTCAATGTCAGAAGGTTTAATTTTATACTCCAAACAAAACAATGCAGCATAAACCTTTAACTGTTCCATGTGAGCTGGAATAGCACCAGTCTTTAAATCATGGATTCTTAATAGTTGATTTCTGAATGCGATAGCATCGGCTGTACCAAAGCAATTATCTGAAAAATATAATACTTGCTCAGGAGTCATCTTGAATCCTATTGCATCGTTAACATACATATTCAATGTCTTTTGTGACTTTGGTAACTTTTGTCCTAGTGTGATACATTGTGCCGCAAAGCTGTGTAGTACTGTACCACGCTGAGTCGCTAGGAAATTTGAATATGCATTTGCAATCTTCTCTTCATCATAATTAATCCAATGGTATTTGCTAGCTCCTAGAAAAGCGTGTTGCCCTTCAAGATTCGAATGTTTGTTGAAGTTCATATAGCACTTCCTCCTTGTTTTCGGGATAGATAACTGCTGCAAAAGACATGTGGTTCATCAGCTGAATATAATAGTCCTGGTTCGGACGGTGAGGTGCGTTTTTGCTCTTCTTTCCCTCTAATGCCGCCCATCTATCACCATAAAGAATTAGCAAGTCTGGAATCCCTTGAATTTCGTTTGGATCTAAATGAACAACCATGCATCCCGGAAACCGTTCTTTTAATTCTCTAGCTAGGTTTGTTTTAAAACAATTTTCTAACATTTTAAGCTGATGCTCCTTTTCCCTAAACTACTCGTCAAATAACTCCGAAAATAATTGACTATTAAGTTCCATTTCCTCTAATATTTTACCTGTATTGACTAAACTTTTTAATCCTCTGCTAAGTGAAGAGTATTTTGATTCACCATATCTATCCAAAAAATTATTGATAGTTTTCACATTATTTCTCAATTCTCTTTTCTGTGCTTGTAATTCAAGTACATATTCTATATCTAAGTCGTCATTATGTATTGATTTTTTATTCTTGTTGGATGACTTTTTACTCTTGTTAGACGATTGTTTTTTTTTTTGATGTTATTGTCAGACGTTTTTCCATTATCATCGTGATAACGTTGATGACCTGCTTGTGTTAAAGTTCCGTCATCGTTCTGATAACGGCGTATACCCCATTTTTGACCTTTTATGCCATGATGATATAATTCTGTGTTGTACATAAATTTATTACCGCCTTTCTTCTAATTCTAATTTTTTAATAGTAATAAAAAAGAGAAAGTGAAATGCATTTCTTCCTCTCTCCTCATAAAAGGGAATGTATTTTTTGCGTGCAAAAGAAAAAGGAACACCACTTAATGGCATTCCTTAAAATATAATTATTAATGAGTTTAAGCAACTTTTAAATATACTTCTGAATTGTCATCTATGTAGAATGTCTTTTCAGAATTAATAGCATTAACAGCTTCACGAAACTCTTTACACATTTCTGATTCTGTTCCACCACCTAATGTTTCTATTACTACATTGATTTGTTCTAACAAACCTGCTTTATCTATTTTCTTTATTGGATTTTTGTAATCTTTAACAGCTACGCTTAACTTACTAAAGTTGCTTAATATTCTTTTCTCGCACTTTATTAAATATTCAGTAACTGCTTTTTCAGTCCAATCTATATATGTTTCGTCAAGATTCTGTGAATAGTATATTTCCAAAACATTACTGATAAAATATAATTGCATAGATAGCTCCAAACAACTTTTTATCTGAAGTGACTTGTCTGCAATAGCACTTGCATCCCAATCTTTGGAATTAATTGTATCAGTAAGATCTGACATATAAAATTCTATATCTTTTATAGCAATCTTTTTAGCTGCCTGCATATTAGTAATTGTAGCCAAACGTTGCTCGTTGTGGTTCATAATAGACAAGTAATTTTCATATGCATATTTTGTAAATTCAACTTCTGCCATTAATTCTGCTTTTTTATCGCTATAAAGAAATTCTAGTATCTTGTCTATAGTCTGATTAAGTGCTGTCAATTGCTTATTAATCTCAAACAAAAAATATTGATTACTTGCAACTGACATTATACTAAAAGCATTCATTACAGCAACGTTTAGGTTAATCTTTTCTAATGAGGCGTGTGCTACTATTCCGTCCGTACCGATTATAGGTGTTCCATATCCACCGTTTTTATATTCCATGAGACGACCTTCAACACCTTTTGGCATATTTACTATATATGCATTTCCTATTGTCTCATTTAAAGTATATGAAGGCAAATTTTGTACGAGTCCGCTTAATTGCATTTTTTGTCCAGAAGTAAATTCCATTTTCTTATACTTTTTACTATCACTTATGTTATTGATACTATCACATGACATTACTTCAATTTCGTTCATCCTCATTCCCCTCCAAAGAAATATAATTTTGCAAGTTCATTATATCACCTTCTTACGTAAATTGAAAGACATTTTTAGCAAATTATTTATTGTACCCACAAAAAATGGTCAAATGCCCACTTTTTTTTGCCAATTCTTTTATTTTATTAATTTTTTTATCACAATTAAATAAGAAAAAAAAGTGGGAAAGTGGGCAATTATTGTACCACAAAAAATAAAAACCCAGTAAAATCAAGGGTTTGAGGGGTGTCGAGTTCTGGTCAAATCCATTTTCAAAAGTGGGCAAAAATGACCAAAAGTGGGCTAATTATTGTACCACAAAAAATAATTTTGGCTAAATTTTTAAAATAAAAGTGACCAATTATTGTACCACAAAAAATAATTTGACCAAAAAATGACCAAAAATCGTCCGAAAAAGCCTATTTATTGTACCCACAAAAAATATTTATTGTACCCACAAAAATTAGTTGTAAATCGTTAAATCATGGTAAATTCCTATGGCTCTTCGAACAATTTCTGCTTTATTTACGCCCAAATATTCAGCCATTTCATCCAAAATATCAAGTTCTTTGTCCGAAAGACGTAGCTTAAAACTGTTGTTTTTAGTCATTTCAACGTCCTTTTTAGGTCTTCCACGCCCAATTTTCACCCAAAATCACCTCCAAATACGACCTGTTTTATTGTCTTTTACCACTATTCTGCCCTCAATTTTGAAGTCAGAAAGCTCACAAATGCTAAAAATTGTCTCTAAAAACTTGTGAAAACGCTCTTCTTCATCAATATTTAGACGTTTTATAGCTTCATAAGCGGTTAAATCGTAGTATCCCTCTTGGTTTTTCTTGCTAGTTTTGTCGTTTTTCATCATTCACGTCCCTTTCTTCGAGTCTAACACCGCCATAAATCCATAAATCTTCCTGCAATTTCTCAATTGTAAGCTCTCCATCCTGCCAAGCTTGATAATATTGGAGAATATAATTGGTGAACTCTGGTATACGTTTAGCATAGGTCTTTTGCCAGTAATGATCCATTAATACTTCTAATGGTAACGTCAGAAGAAGTGTCATTGCAGCGTTTATAGCATCATTTGTAGCTTCTACTTTAGCTACTGCAATCTCTCTCTTAAAGCGTTCTTGAAACATCATGTCAATCTGAGCCTGTGTCAAACAATATGTAGTGTTCTTTTGTCTTTGCTCTCTTCTTCTCTCCGCACGAGTCTTATCTTTAGAAGTATTAATAGATTCGTTCATGCTGTCTTCCCTCCTTAGCTTTATTACATCATGAACAGTGCAAATATAATGATTAATGCTAGTTCCATAATGTCTATGAATAGTAATAACTTAGTAACTTTACTCATGTTTTCGACAGTCCCTCCAATGATTTTTCGTTTAACATATTATCAAACCATTTCTTTATGCCAAAATGCCCTGGATTGGTTGGTATATATGTAATCTTTGAGTCATCTATGCAAATCGTATAATTCTGACACATTCTACAAATATCAAGATTCTTATCAAAATTTTGATACGGACATTTTAGATTGTTTATAACTTTGTCAAATTCAAGTGCCATAGTTAGTCCTCCAATATGCTGTCTACTATTGTTACCATCATGTTCAAATATTTTCCTGTTGATACTTGCATATTAGTTAAGATGTCATCCAAATTTACAGCTGTTGCTCTATCGTCAATGTAAATATCAGCGTAAACCTTCCGAGTATCCGAGCCAAATTTCTCTATAATTTCAGGCAAATTCTCGTTCACGGCATCGAATATCAATCCTCTAGTTTGACACCAAGATAGAGCATCATCTAAGAGTTTACCAACACGACAGGTCCATAATATAATTTTGACGCCATGTTTTCGATACAGTTTCAGATGGTCAATCAATTTTTCATTTGGTTCTCCGATATTTGGCCATTTGTTCTCACACAAAGTACCATCAAAATCTACTGCAATAATCATTACAATCCTCCTCATTAATCGATAGCGGCAACATCATACCAACACAAGAACCATTTTTAATAGCATATATAGGTGTATAAGTATCAGCCATGTAAAATTCGTCGCACTCAAAATAATCAAATATCTTTTTGTCTACGTATGCCATTACCATACTACAACTGATATCTCTAAGCTCAACAACTTGTCTACGTTTTCCATGCCAGTCAACTTCTCTAATAATTCCAGAAAATATTGAATTTGGTTTTGTAGCAGTGTTCATACGATATTTGGTAATAATATCATCTCGTCTAAAATTTTCTATCTCTGTGAATTTGTTTAAGTCTACCAAAATATCATTCTCATTAATTGCGAAGATATGCGTGGAATACCCAAGATACACCTTGCCATTAGCAATAGAATAACACGTTGGTAATATTCCGTCTGCATTTAAGTGGTGTTCATGTGTTTTTACATAATTAACATAGCTAGCATAATTCTTAATCAATTCCTGCTGAATTTTTACAGATTTCATCCTTCTTTCTCCTTTCGACAAAATATAATATTACTCAGAATCTAAATGCCACCCATCTTCATCTGGAAATCTTACTATTTTACGTCCACAAAATAAGCATTTGCTCTCATACTTTATGACTTTTGATTGTGGTTCATTATTGTAATATAGATTTGTGGTATATTGCTGTAGCTCTTTGTAATCTGGAGTATGCATTCCATAAATTTTACAATCTAGCCTCTTGCTAAAAGAATATAATAAGGACCGTAATTTACCCATACTCTTTCTCCTTCCAATTAACTGGTTTTTCAGACTCAGTATTATAACCATAATCCAGACATTCACAGCAAGGATCACACTTCTCCGGAATATCACAGTACTCACAAGTCTTACAATACTGCTTAAAATCTACTTCCACATCAACGTTGCTCATCAGTCTTTACCTCTATGCTTTCCCGTTCTATTTTGTGTTTAAGTGCTATATATCTAGTTGCCAGCAACGATACTTGCCTTTTATCAATTTCCATATCACTATCACTTGTGTACTTATTAGATAGGTTCTTTGCACCATATATAATAAGCTCACTGCAATGATTTAGATAATTATTCATTTTGGCAATATCCTGCTCTCTGCTGTTACCATCTTTAGTATCAGCTCTGTAGAAGTACTTATATGCTGTTAACAAGTCGAAGATTCCAGTATAATACATCCCAAACAAATCAATCATCTCATCCCAGCACTCTTTTCTGCCTTCATGATTGTAATGGTCTGGGTGATTTACTAGGTCTTTATCTGGCTCCTTTGGAGGTAATATCAGTTTTTTTAAATCTGGAAATTCAATCACACACCATTTTTCGCTAAACGAAACCGGTGCATGAATAGATGTTTGTGTTCTTACAGATTCTTTATTATCCCAACCCATTGCACACCATAGTCCATTCGTGTCATAATTATAAGGATCTAAACCTTGTTTACTTACATCATCATTAAAATTATGTATTAGATCTCCGATAGTGCAAAAACCTCTGTCAGAAATCTTATCAAATACATACTTCACTATGCATTCCGCTACTTTTCTTCTGCATGTTAAATTGAACATCTATTTCTCCTCCTTCTCTTTCATATAAAGATCTTTGATATCAATTTCTTGTACTTTAAAATCGCTACCAAATGGATGTATTGATTTTGCACTTCCTCTGCCTGCAATAAATAAAGGGTTATCTTTATTAGCAACCGCCTTAGAATATAAATCTTTCAACATTTCATACCTTGCTAAAATATGTGTAATGCATCCAACTTCAGGTTCTTTGTTATTACACCAACCACCTGCATGTGGACACCTATCAATATAAGGACATTTCCTACGGTCATAACTGTTTATCATTTTTGAGTTTCCTCTTTTCCAATAATGTAGTTTTACTATCAGAACAATATTTACAACAATACAAAATATAAGTACAAAAATAGCTACCATAAGTATTACTAGCTGCCCAAAAGTCATTCATAAAACCTCCTTTTCATATTGCTGCGTTTCCATTTCGACTTTTCCTGCATCTTTCCTTTTGAACGCCTAGTAGCTCGATTATTTACAGGAATCGGTTCACGAGCTTTATCATATTCTCTAACAAACTCGGCTAGCAATTCAATATGTTCATCCATACAATAAAACATCCTTTCATAGAAATATTTCAAGAAATCATCTGTGATTTCAGCATCAAGTTCTTGAACCTCTGATACTATAGTCCCGTCTATGTAAATATCACTAAACTCAATCATCCCACTGTTCATCCCCTTTCTTCCACTCATTTATCTCATCATCGTTTAACTGACCACCACTTTTATGTATTGCCCAACATATCTCACTATACGCTTGAAGAATATAATGCATACTGACACTTCTTATACTTGTACTACTAGCATCTTTTAAAAACCGTAATGCATTATGCAAATAATCCTCACATGGATAATCACTCAATTGTTGGTTAATCCGTTTGTCTTTCATTTTTTCAAAAATTGTCCTTCTCTTTTCAGAATGCTCGATACTTGGCATTAGTTTAAATATCATTACTCCAATGACCGCTAGCAATATGATAAGAATATTTTCCAAAGTTGTTGTCACCATTTTACAAACCTCGATTCATTAAATTTTTTCTTATCTTTTAAAGCTCTGCTTATGGCTAGGTCAATTGGACTATGACTTTTTAGATGATAGTAATATAAATCTGTGTAAGGTGTGTTCATCCTGTCTATACGTCCGGCTGATTGTGCCATAATCTTATAAGAGTAGTTCTGCGAGTAAAATATAATTGTGTCTGTCGTGATGCAGTTCCAACCCTCTGCTCCTGCATTGTACTGAACTAAATATACCCATGACTCACAAGTTGGCACTGGCTGGTGTTTGTGTCCGTTCCACTCAGCTAGCTCAAATTGCTCTGTATCTGCCATGGGCACAAATAATTCTTTAAGCAAATCCAATTCATAGTCAAAATTGTAAAATATAATGGCTTTAGGATGCTTCTCTACAATCTCTAGCAAAGCTACTTGCCTTGAATTGTCTGTATTTACAAGTTTACGCCAAATATAACAAAGCTCTGCTGCGTTCACTATAGGTTCATTCGTATATGGATTCCATCGGTTCTTGCCAAGTTCTTTATATTTGTCTACATCATACCCAGTCCAAATATCTTCATGGTGTGATACAGTAGGTCTATCAAAGTCCATGTTGACAAGAATGTTGTTACGTAGTCTGATTAAGCGTCCTGTCCCGATATATCTATCTACTTTAGGAAACTTGCTAAATCGACTGTAAACTATATGCTCTCTTACAAATTCGGTTTTATTCTTATAGAAACCATTTGCAACAAACACTGGAATATAATCCTGCCATGTATCTCCCGGTGTTGCTGACAAAAGAATCCACTGGTTATCCTTGGTAATCTTTAAGAATGATTTTACCCATGTACCAGAGCCTACAACACGTTGCTCGTCAAATATAAAGAATGCATCTGTGATACCTACATACTTCTTTATGTTGTTCCAAGAGTCCACAACTACCTTATTGGAATATAAATTGACACCTTCTTTAGTGTAGAGAAGGAAAGGGAGCATTTCCCCTTCCCACTCTAATGTGTCACGTTTTCTGGCAGTTGTGATAATATACAAGTCTTTAGGCGGATCGCCCATTGGAATATACTCATCTGTACCAATCTCCCCATCATTGAGAATATAATAGTATGCCAAGGCTGTACGAGATTTTCCACTGCCAACCCCACCACAAAGAATGCAGCCATTATGCATTTTCTTCACCGCTTTGAGCTGATAGTCTCTCAATGTTATACCTGCCATAAATATCAATCCTCCTAATACTCATTAGGGAACAGAATTGTTGTGACGCTTCTATCCCACTCTGTAATAATCCAAATAGTTATTTCAGTGTTCGGCATTTTATACACCGCAAGGATTCGTTCGCCGTTTTCTACAGCTTCATCATTTGACTTAGCATCTTCTTTGCAAGTATCGCCCCAGTCACATTGTTTATACTTATTAACTGATTCTTTGGCAAAAGTGGCAAATTTTTCGTCTCTATCAGCCAGCGTTCCTACGTCGTTTGTACATACTATTTTTCCTGTTTCAAATCTACTCATAAAACCTCTCCTTTCGACTAAGGTTTCGAAATATCAATTAACGAAATGGTATCTCATCTGGTCCCTCTGCATCAGAATATTTATCAGCAAACTCATCTTCCTCGATTGTCACATACATAGTCTTTAGATATGCTTTAATGCCCTCTTTCCCATTTACTTCCCAAGAATATGGGCGAATCGTCAAATCAACGTTGCGTATCTCAGCATAATCAAGACTGCTTATCGATTCTTCGTCCAACGCAACCTTGTTGCGTCTGGTAATCATGAATACCTTTGGTGGAATATTGCCAAAACTAACTGTCACCTGAATATAATGACGTGGTTCGTCATCTTCGTCTCTTGGCTGTAGTATTCTGACATTCCATCCATCGTCAGCTAGCTTCTGAGCCATTTCAGAATCTTCTATAATAACACAGAAATTTCGATTACCAGCGCGATTGTACTTTGATTCCTCGCCTCTAAAGTTCCTAAATATAATTTTTGCGTTTTCAATAATAATGTTGTCTACATTCTTAAAAGCCATTTTCTATTTCTCCTTTTCTTCATTTTCTGGTGGATTCATTGCATTACTCATAATCAAATCTGAAATATCATAGCCAAGACTGCAATTCATATGATAGTCTTTATCGCTAAAGTACTTGCACTCATAACATCGTGATTTGTCTTTATCACCACAAGGTAACTCCCAGGGTGGATTGTCAGTTTCTGAAATATCAATAGATGGTCGCAATTCCTCAGATGTTACAAACCAGTCAAAGTCTCCATATTGAGAAATTGTATTTACTGCTTCGTCTACGAGAATATCATAGTAATTACGGTCAATGTCTGCTTCTTTACCTAACTCCTTTACCATCTCTGATTCAAGCCATCTAAATCCCTTTGAACCAGTTGCAGCATAATATCTACCATCTTTCTCTCTCATAAGCAGACCACCACCGCAACCTGCTTTAATTGGACAGAATTGACCAACTCGCCCTATGAAGTGATAATCATGTCCTTCGTCTATTAATGGTTGAAGTTCCTTACAAAGAGTCTCGAACTGAATATCAGAGAGCAATCCTTTCTTATAGTCACTCTCATATTTCTTGAACTCTTTCTCGTAATTAGTCACGTCAGGCAGCCCTTCATTCATATCCAAATATAAAGAAGAGGTAACAGACATTGTTTCACACATATCGTTGAAAGTAATCTCTTCCCAACTAAACAGCTTCTTGAACACATACGGAATTTGGAACTGCGTGCCAGTTGCAGTCCATTGATTACCTTTTTTCTTATTGTCCCCTGGAATATAACCATAACGTGTCTGACACTTATCAGCATCCATATACTTAGCAATATAAACTGCATCGTTTACAAGGCACATTCTATCGTATGTAGCCTCATGCTCGAAAGAATATCCATATCGCTTACCTAATTCCATGACAAACTGTATGATTTCTGGTGTAGCATCTGGAATCTTGATTGAGTCTGTCTTAATGTGTGCTACCTTGAAACCTCTTTCTAATACGGCATTCTTCAAATCAATCATAAAGAGTGCTCCACGCTTAGCTACGATATTGTCTATATTTCGCTTGTCTCTAAACGGATTATCGAATGATGCAGCCGTAAGACCATATATCGAGTTGATTGCCGTCTTTAATGCATTAGCGAGGTCTTTTGAAGTCATTTCCCCGTCAATTACTTTCTGAATATAAGGCGACAGCTTTCCATCAAGTATCGAATTGACTATTTCCCATGCCTCATGTTTAATGCTTACTCGTCCGTAGACAATATCTAATAATGCTTTGGTAAATCGAGGTCCGAATAGGCACTCCGCTATCATGCTATGAGGATGCATTGATGAAATATCAAGAAGAGCTACATTACTGTATATACCAGGAACGCCTTGTGCAAAACCTCCTTCTCCAACTTCTTCACCTCTGTAAGTTGACTTACCATTTTCAAAAGAATATCCAGGAAAATATGGCAACAGACTGTCAGACTCAAAAGGTATTTCGTCTTTACCCTCGTTATCCCATCCATAATGAGGTGATTCCATCATTTTAGGACACGCTTCTTTTAAGAACTCCAAAATATCATTGTCTAAATAATGTACTGGCTGTGACAAATCTCGGTATTGGAACTCGTTCTGTGGCTTCTTATTCTTGCCAAATATAATTCTAGTAGTTAGTGTGTTAGTCGTGTCATTAACTGTCATTCCTGCTAAATCTGCTAGAATCTGCCTTGCCGTCCAATCTGCTTTGAGATAGTTGAAAGCTGCTTCTGTAGCAATTACATCATTGTCACAATATTCTGCTACTTTGGTCCATAATTCTTCTGGTACAGGCTGGTTCCAAGGAAGTCCCAACTCTTGATGATGTATACCCATCTCAATTTCAAGTTTCTTCAAACTTTTCTTATTGCCAGCAGATGCAAAATCGTATACGTCTGTGTATGAGACATTGTAAGCCTCGCCAAAGAAACAATTAGGACTTCCGGATATAATTTTCTGTGATAGGTTGTATAATTGTTCATTGGTGTAACCCATTAATCTTGCATACAAAATATGATTGTCATATCGCCTACAGTTAAATCCTACCAATCGATATTTCATTAATTCTTCTATTTCGCTCGGAGATGGATTTATCATTCGTACTACTGGTATTCCTTCTCCTTCGGTCTTCCAATTTACGATAAACAGATTTGGAAATACCTCAATGTCATAAAACACTAGCTTGGAATCATCATTTTTAACAGCGTCTGAAATATCATCTGACTTGAACTTCATTTTATTGACCAGCTTGATACAATACTCTGCTTGATGTGTGCTGTTAGCGGCAAATGCTAGAATTGAATTTCTCATGTCAGAAATATCATAGTGTAATCCACTGGAATATGCCTCGTCGAGTATGGTATTAATGAAGTCAATACTTGGCTTTGTGCCTGGGTGTATCTCTTTATTCAAGTTTCGCTTAATTAATGTTCTAAGCGATTGCTCACTCTTTACAGAATCAAAATTTACCATTTTGTCTTCTCCTTTCGTTGGTAAACCAGAACTGATAACTGCTATTGGTAAATCATTACACTTTGTAACTTTTCGTCTAAGTGAGCTCCTTCCTGTGAATACTTTAACCTCAATATTGTCTGCATATGTTGCACTAAGTTTTAATGGTTCACCTGTGTAAATATAATGAAGATGTATACCCTTACCACTCTTACTTAGCTCAGCATATGTCGGTGGAAACTTGCTTGCTTCTTCGAGATTTCGTTCGTAGGATTTCTGTCCAGTTTCATCTGGAATATCAAAGTCTATTACTATGTGATTCGCAGGAATCTGGACATAATGAAGTCTCGATGTATCAATGTCCTTGAGTTTTGTTGTAACTCTGTTCCAAGGTCTTTGAGGGGTTTCGTTTTCTGTTGCATATTGGGCTGGATAGTCTCGACATTCTTTGTCAAATACTGATTGCTGTTCGTTAAATATAATTCTGTATTTTTCGTCATTGTTTTCTTCTTTCTCGTGCAAATTACTCATTGTCTCGTCTTCAAATTTTTCAGTACGAAAACCAACATAATAGCTTCTTACCCTTGTCCCATCTTCAAGATTGAATCGTTCTTGGAAGTCATTGAAATAGTTTTTCAATTCTTCCTTGAAAACTCTTTGACTAAACGGATATGACACCTTTGCATCGTCACAATATGTCTTATACATTTCCCAAGCAGCTTTAAGAGTCGTTCCATCTTCTTTCTTAAACACATGGTAAGAGTCGATGACAAAGTTATAGAAGTCGTTTGATGCTCCTAACATTGAGATTGGTATGTAATCGTCATATCGGTTTGGATTATCTAAATATAATTCCTTACAGTGATACGCTATTGCTCCCAGCTCAAAGTCTATTTGCTTTGTTAAAGTTTTGTACTCTTTCTGGCTTAATTTATTACCTGTAGGTGTTACATCAATTAAACGTCTGATTAAGCCAGATTTAGCATCAGTTATTCGTACTGGTTTATTTGTTCCCATAAATAGGAAACATTTAAACTGATTGGCATAAGTAGACTTAAATTTTTCATTTACAGTCATAAGCTCATGAGAAACTAAACTATTCAGTCGTGTGTTGTCCTCTATTCTTGATAAATCTCCATCATGCTGTATAGCAACTAAGGGATTACTCTTAAATGCTTCCAGTGCAAATGAATTACTGGAAGAACCAAGTGCCTTTGCATCAAACACTGAATAATATCCATCAAATAACTTCTGTATAATATTCAGTACTGTAGATTTACCTGTTCCTGCTGCACCATATAAAACAAGAAACTTTTGCAATTTCTTCGACTCACCTGATACAACAGAACCAATAGCCCACTCTATCTTGGCTCTTTCCTCATCAGAATATAATGTTGTCATTAGTTTCTCATAAGCAGACAAATCGCCAGCTTCGAGAGGATAATCCAATCTCTTACTGGCGTAATCGTTTTTACGAGTTTCAGTATTTGAAAATATCAATTTCTCGTCCAGCATATGAAACGAGTCACGCATTTGTTTTTGACAATATTTATGCCATGAGTCAATCATTCCAGATTCAGCATCCCACATATGCAGGACTCTGACAGTTGAATCTAAACGCTGTCTGTTTTCTTCTGCATATCTATCCAGTTCACAGTCAATTAGTTGCAATGCATCCTGTTCGTCCGTAGACCACAAACCACGTTCTTCAATCCAGATAGCATAAAAATCGCCTCCTCGAATCATTAGGTCGGAGCTTTTCTTAATTATGAACTTCGGATAGATTTCTATTATTCCACGCTTTGTACTACGTGTTGAAACTATCATAAAGTCTAACATTTACAATACTTAATCCCCTTTCGACTGCATTTTCAGTTCTTTTATGTCATGCTTCAAAATATAAATTTGCTTGTATTGGTCCCAAACCAGACCAGCCAAGCAACCAATTAATATATTCTGTACTGTTATTCTACTGTTGGTTTTTCTTAGTAATTTCGACTGCGTATTTAGAGCCTTATCAACAGCCTTATTAAATTTTACAACTTCCAGATTAAAGCCAGCTTGATTATCAAGAATCTTATACACGTGATTAATTACATTGTCCATTTTGAATCTCCTTTCTTTTCTAAAAACGTAAGTAAATATAAATTCCAACGTTTTCTTGTCTAACTCGTATGTATTAGGAAAATATACATTACAAACCACTACAAAATTAGGAAACATTATTTTATGCTTCCTGCATAACGGTATCTAAATACCAGCAAGCCTGATACCAAATTTCTACGTCTCTTAAATCGGTCTTGCAATCATTGATGGTAAATAATCCACCCTTTCCATTTTGTTCGTATGTTCGGTCTAAGAATCGCTGAATTACTGATTCAGTGTATTTCTTCCTAAAATGACTATCATCCATAGAACCAAGTCCAAGATTTCTAATCATGCCCCAAAACCATTGTCCTGTTCTATCTCCTATTTCTTGGTCACACATGATGCTCTCTTCAATTCGAACCGAAAGAGCAATTAACATTTCTAGCACACTGCAAGGACGATTATCCAAATATTCTGATATGATTGATGAGTCTAAAGCATTCTCATAACAAAATCGGTACCTCAAATCCGTTCCGTCATCATATCGGTTCGAATCCATGTCAATCAAGTAAGTAAATTCAATATCGTGCAATAAATACAACAATTTTCTGTAAGAGGAACGATTTTTGGCTTTGTTAGTGCCTACTATTTGACACATCCAATCAAAATATTCACTATTTAATTCGTCCTTATTCATTTAAAATCCTTTCTAATGTGGTCTCTCATTATATACATCTGAATAGTTTCTGTTATCTAAAAGGATTTCGTAATCACATAGTTTTTCGTCGTTTCTAACATAAACGGAATCCTCTTCATACTCTCCGAAACAATGCAAAGAATCTATCCCAATAATATCTTCCACATCTTCTAAAACTTCGTCATTTTCATCGGCCAATACGCCATCTGAATAATATGTCAAAGTTATGCCGTCATATCCGTCTTTAGTCATAAACTCATGTGGTGCTATTACATATGGAGCATCCGTATCTTTTGGTATATAACCCATTTTTTGTAACATCTTATTGTATTTGTCATTCTTATTTTCACTAGTAGCATGTGGCTCTTCATGTTTAACTTCCTGTGAAGATGTATTTTCTACTGCTTCCGAAGAGTGTTTTCTACTCTGCACTTCTTTGATAGAGGCAATTTCTTCCTGTGCAATATTATAGTACTTGTCTTTAAAATACTTTTTAGTACAAAGGATACCGCAAACAACACCTATGCTATAAGAAGTTATTACAAATATAATTTTATTTGACATGATGGTGTTCCTCCTCATGTTTAATTGTCATTACCGTAAATGCAAGCCCTCCAAAAAGAAGTGAGGCACTCAATAAAATGCCTCCAACAATATGGCGTTTTCTTCTTGTATCTAGCATATAGTCCAGCGTCGATACAAAAATATCCAATCCTTCCATATACCTAACGCTCCTTTCTCTTTCCACCTAACAAAACAGCTATGCCACTTACAAAACATATTCCTGCAAATGTCGAAAACGCAAATTCCATAATATTAAGCATAAATATAAACTCCTTTCCTCTATTTATAGCTTGAAAAGTAATGATGTTCTACTTGAAACATTGGTGTTCCGTATTTACTATATCTACCTGCTGTGAAGAATATCACATCGGAATTTGTTCGCATCCTAGCCTCAGATTCGACCAACTCACAAATATAATTGTCTACATTACATCTACTAACTCGTCCGTCATAAACAGATGAGAACTGATTGGCTTGGTGTATCACGTCATATACACTATCTGGGAAATACTCGGAGTCGACTCTGTTAAGTATTGTGTCTATAACCAATATCTTTCCTTCTTCACATTCCCCTTCAGCCTCAGCCATAGTAATAAGTGCAATGAGCTGTATTTCTTCATCTGATAAATATAAATCATTCTTCACCGCTTTATTTCTAACTATCAAATCCGTAACTATATCTATTGAAGTTTCTGCCGGCGAATAATCTTCAACAGACACAATCCATTCTTTGTTAACAGTATCACTATTAGTAGTTGTATAATCTGTGTGAAATATAAATAAAAACCATATTCCAACACAGATAGCTCTGAAGAATTGCAACACTAAAAACAAGTAAAACACCATCCTTCCTGTTTAAATCTTGTCAATTATAGGACCATCGACGTTAAAATCGAGCAGAATAGCATTCTCAAATTTTCCGTCTTTGCCCTCTCTGGTCACTTCCTTATACCTAAATGCAACATAATTATCACCTTCGCTATTGTTCGGGTCATAAATCCATCCAACTTTTTGACCAAGTGACGTTTTCTTTATTCCCAACTCATAATAAATATCATTCAAGAACAGGAACCCATCTGCATGAAGCTTATCGTTGGCATACTGTTGCGTTGCATGAAGATTCATCATGTTATAATCCATATTTTTGTCATATAGTTTGCTGGTTGTCTCGTCAAAATACATACAATATGGATTAATTGTTGGGTCTGCAACATTTACTGTGGATTTTACCTTCTTTTCCTTGCCAGTATCTAAATCGGTTATAGTATTTTCAACCTTTACCGGCTTAATGTTGTAACGTAATTCTTCGTCAACGTCTTTTCCATAACGTTCAACAACCCTGCATCGATACTCTTTAAACGCTGTGTCGAGAGTTGCATAAGCACTTGCCATCTCCATAACCCTCTTTTTAAGAATCTGGTTTGATGCAATGATGCTTGTAAGTGACACTGTACCTAATATAACTGCTGGAGCGTAAAGTCTTGTTAATTCTATACAATTACGTCCGTATGCCAATGCAAGCTCCTTTTTTTCGTTAAATCCCTCAACTTCACCAGCTTCTGCCGTTTCATGAATATCATTTACTCTTTCTTTTGTATTCTCCAATACCTTGTCAATCTTAGTAGTAGCCTTGCAAGCCATAACAGCACTGGTTACAGTACCAATCACACCGGCCGCAATTAATATCTCTGGGCTGTGCTTTTGCACTTTTACTGCAAATTTTCTAGTAGTCATCGATATTTTCTTTAAAATATCATTCTTGTTCATGTCTTTTCGTTCTCCTTTCTAATCTATTGCCATTGCTTTTGGCAGTTTAATGGAGTATCCCCCATTTCTTTCACGTACAATCCTAGCGCTACGAATATCACTCCAACCGTACTTATTAGCTGTGTAATCGTGTTTTACATCTGCCATATCATAGTAATCAGCAACACTAACAATACCATATGTAGCTATAATCTCATCCATACTTGTAAGTACTTCGTCTGCTTCACCATAACTGTCAAATATAATGTCATCATAGTTGAATGTGCTATGATTGCTTTGGTAATCTCTACTATCACGTCTTTGGTTGTCCTCATAATATTTTCTGTATGAAACTCTACTTGCATTTGACTTGGAACTACCGCTTGAACTCCTATTTACGCCTAAAAGAGCTTCTACTGCTCCGATGATTACATCTTTAGCCTTTGGTATAAGCAAATCTTGTATAATATAATCCTGTATGCTACCCATATCAGTTGGCGTAAACATGCCTGCGAACTTTTCAAATCCATTCTTCTTCTTAACTGTTACAGTTCCATTGACTATTTTTTCAACCTTTTTTTCTGGTGTTGGATTGCTATTTCGGTTCTCTCTTGACTTATCAGAATTAGACCTGTATTCTTCCATCCATAGTATCCTCCTAATCTTTGATTTTAATTTTTCCAGGAAGGTCAATCTTAACCTCTGGAATATAATGCATCTTTTGTTTAACTTGGTACGTTAAGTTTGTTCTTGCTTTAGCTTCAGATGTTGCATAAGTAGAGCCCTGCCAATTACTAGTAATACAATGCTGGAACTGCATAACTGGACCGTCGTAAATATAATGGTGCATACAATGTCCCATAAGATTCCCCTCCTATAAATTAAAAGAGAGAAAGCACAATGTTACTCATGCTTTCCCTCGTTATAACCAACATTAATTATCTTCTTTGTCATCATTATCTGGTGTTTCAACGTCAACAATTTTACCGTCTTCTGACACTGTTACCTTTGGCTCATTCTTTTTGTTTTTGTGCTTCTCAATCAAATCGCCTATCTTAGATACTGCTGGCTCTACCGCAAAGTGGCATAAAACTACACCTACTACTACAGCTACGCCATATCCAACTACTTTTAGTCCTTTATTTGACTTCGGAGCTGCCTTAACAACTTCCTCTGCTACCTCAGCAACCTTGTCCATAACATCATCATTGTTTGTTAAATTCTGTTCCATAATTATTCTCCTTTCAGAATATAAATTTGTTATTGGTTCTCATAAAAGCATATGTTAATTTTGCGTATTTTTAATATACCTCTTTACAGCCATACACAGGACCTACAAGATAATCAAGTACCAGACATGGCGTTCCATCTGTGGCAAGCTGTGAACTAAATGATGGATCAATGTATCCATTTTGATAAATGCTCCATCCAAGGTCGTCACCAATCTTAATAGATTCTAGTCCAAGTTCGTAATAGAACTCATTCAACGTAATATAATTCTCCTCACGCATCCTCATATTGGCGTTATTAACGATATGTCTGATTTTCTCTATGTCAGATTTGAAATATCGTCCAGATAGAACATCGAAACAAAGAGTTTCGCCTTTTCCTGTCAAGATTACTTCTTTATTTTGCACAGGGGCTTTCTCCACTTTTTCTTTTGCTATGGAATCTTTTATTGTCTGCTCTTTTTTCTCACCGATAGTCTCAACAACCTTGCTCTGGTAATCTTTGAGAGATGTCTCTGCCAAGCTATAGGCAGTAGCCAACGCTGCATTACGTTTGTAGTTAACTGAACTTGCCCCAATAATACAAGCAATCGATATAGTTCCTGTTACAGCTGCCGGAATATAATTCTTCCAAGTCACTTTGACAGTGTCAATAGGGGTGAGTTCCAAACGGTTAGCCTCGTCATAGGTTTCGCCCTCTTTTAATTCCTCATTAGCAATCCTACGCTTTTCGGCTGAAATATCATCTAGTGCTTTTGGCGTAGCTTTTACTGCTAATACAGTTGTTGTTATCAATCCTGCTATTCCTAAACCTGTTAATATCGCAGGACTATGCTTTGATGTGATGACTTTTATTGTATTGAATGTCCTGTTAAAATTAATTTTGTGCATTTTACTTCTCCTTTCAAATATAAAATTAGGCTATAAGCCAGTCTATAATCCATTCTGCCATGTCTTTTGCTACTGAAAATTTGTAGCCATTTTCGAGATTTACGCAAGAATATCTATCCATCTTGTCTCGAAATTCCTCTACCACTGTTAAAGGTGGCTTGTCATGATTCTTTTCGAGAAGAATTAAGATTTCTCGTGTTGCCCAACGCGAATAACTTTCTTGCTTCTGGCTAAATCCCTTATCATTAGATGCCCTTTTCAAAGCTGTTCGTAAGAGATGCCTAACAATCTCTATAGCTCTGTCATTCGGTGTAACCATAAATATCCCTCCAAAACAGAAGAGTCTTTGCTAAGACTCCTCTTCATTATTATCTCTTTGGGCTAATGCTTCATTAACTTGTTTGCTTACTTCATCCTTTATCATCTGGTTATTTGCATAGTCTGAAGCTAAACTTGCTATAACTCCAACTATGGTTGCCACTGAACTTAGGATAGAAATCCATTTACTTTTATTCATAGAGCACTTACCTCCTTTCCCATAATAGTGCTTGTAATTTCTGCGTTTTAACAGTAATCCTCATCATTTGCAAGTCTTGGTAGCCAGTCTAGGTCAATAATATAAATCTCCATTCCATCATCCAAGACTGTCTTATGATGGTTGAAATCGATCCAACCCATGCCATCTGACCAGAACCATGTCAATTCATCTCCACCATCTATTGTGGAGAGTCCTAAAAAATCATAGAAATCATTAATACAAACACCAGCGCCTAATATCCAATTACGATTTAGATGATATTCCGCTTCTAATACCTGAGCTATTGTACATTCAAAATATCTTTTCGAAAATGAATCGTAAAAGGTTCTAATGTCTTCTGGATTACGTTCGTCGAAGCTTAGGGAAGACCTTCCCAAGAAATTGTCAGTTGAAATATAAACTTCTTCTGTTTTCTCTGCCATTATTGAGTTGATAATGTTCTGATGTGCCTCTTCTCCGTAAATTTCCTTTACTTTGTTTTTATAGTCTCTGTATGACTCGTTAATTAAGGCGTATGCACTCGCTATTGAAGCTTGTGAATGGCTATTTAGTATGTTGGTACCAAATATACAAACTAACGTTGATGTGCCTACAACTGTAGCCGGAATGTAAAATTTCCAAGCCGATTTTACAGCTTCTTCTTTTGTATAAGCATTAGAATCTCCATCGTGATTTTGTCTACTATCTGCCTTAATCTTCTCAACTGCTTTCGGTGTAGCTTTAACAGCTAATACTGTAGTTCCGATAAGTCCAGCAGCGCTAATAAAAGTTAAGATAGTTGGCAATGCTCGTTTGATATTACTCTTCATTTTTATTTGCTCCTTTCTGCAAAAATATAAAGAGAATGCAAGGGATTCGAACCCTTATTTTCGGTAATTAAACCGCTGCTCTACCATTAAGCTAGCATTCTTCTCATAAGAGTCCTTGTAAATTTTGCGTGAAATATAAAAGAAAGAGCCGTTGTGGGCTCTCTCATGTCAAATCTAATACGTTCATAAGTGTTTGAAGGTCAAGTTTGTTAATGTCAGCATCGATATTTACATGTATATGGGCAGTATTATCTCCTATATTTACAGTAACCTCGTTTAATTGAATGTTTGTATTACATCCAGTTTTCTTTGCTATCACTTTCTGTAATATCTTTGAAATTAACCCTCTTGTAAATTTCGATACTATTTTCATTTCATCCATGCTCCTTTATCTCCTTTCTAAACTTAGGTTTCATTATAGTGCATGTTTTAGTGGCGTAAAATTAAGGGGACATGTGCCCCTTAACATTAGACTGTTCTTACCTCACATTCATAGGTAAATGTCAAATACGGAACACCATTGTCCGACAAATCAGCCCCAAACTCCATTTTTAATGGATGACTGTCATAATCCCATCGGATTGAATCTGCTATGATAGGGCACTCAATACCCAGTTCATCATAGAAGTCCGATAATTTAGCACTACCGAAGGTCATGACGATCTCATTGACTACCGCTGCCGCTTCTTGCAATTGCGTCATGTTTGATTTAAACTTTTTCCCTGTTACCAAATCTTCACACATTATCAGCTCATCAGCTGGAAATATAATGTTTGGTTTATCTTTTACCTCGTTGTTGTTTGGTGTATCCTGCTTTAACAACGCCATTGCCTTTTCATCATGCTCCTTAATCTGATTGTTAGCCACAGCATATGTACTTGCAATAGCTGCACATTTTTCAATGCTCACATGATGAGCACCCAATATGCACGCTATAGTCGTACCACCAACCACAATCGTCGGGGCATACACAGGGATAATTGCTTTCATCCTTTCTTTGAAAGTGGGATTTTCCATATCATCCATCTTTTCTTTTGCTTTTAGAGTTGCTTTACCCGAACATATTCCAGTAGCTATAACCCCAACTACTGATGCTCCAGTAAGAACGGTTGGTAACTGTTCTTTACACAAATCCCCTAATTTCTTAAAAGTATTCACGTCCATAATCATTCTCCTTTCTACTATTTTTGTTATGTCGTGTTTTCCATAAAAGAGTATGTTCTAGTAGCGTAAAAAAGAAAGAGTCCCTGTCAGGACTCAATCTCTTTGGAAATATAATTATTCTTGTGTATTTTCTTGTTAAACGTTGTTGTCAAATCATCCCAATAAAAGCCTATTACACCCGCAATCGACATAATGCATATTATAAGTATGCATCCAACCGTATGCTCTTTGTAAAATTCTGCATTAAGCTTTAATAAATTGTAATAATCTTTCCAAAATTTTCTCATATCAATACCTCCATTGAATAAAGTTTATTGTTCCATAAGAGGAAGCGTAATTTTAGCGTATTAAATATCACGTCTGTCAAAGCACGTTTCCCATCTTTCACGCTTTAAAGGTTTCATCTTTAGCGCCCACATGATTTGTCTGATTGTAACTGTCGGGTACAGCCCATCTGTGCAAACTCCTGCACGTTCATCAAAGTATTCTTTAAACTTGGGATGCAAATATAAACCATCTGTAAGCCATGAGTCAATTTCTGACCAATTTGTACACTTTGTCTTGGTATTGAACCTCTGCTGTATAACTGCTAATCCTTTGTCGCCTATCTCAAATAGTGTACAACGATTGTATACAGGATGATTGCAAATATAAATACGTCCGTACATGGTACTACAAAATTGTGGTTTCTCATAATGGTATCGCATACTAGCTATCTCCTATCTGTTCATCAATATCACGTATCAAGCGTTTTAGTCCATGTTTATTTTGTTGTGGTTCACAATCTAATATTTTTTCTACTCTCTTGCTAATTTTTGATGGTGGCTTATGCCCAAACGTTTCAAGGAAGTAAGTGCTGTTGTACTTAGGGCGATCAGCTAAAAATATTAAGAAGTCCTCATCTTTAACAGTCCAACAATTGTCTTTCTTGTATGCTTGGAGTTTTCCACTTCGTATCCAACGTCGTACCTGCTCTTCTCCAATATGTAGAGCATTGGCAACGTCTTGTACTGTTTTCATAGAATATCATCTCCTTTAGAGCAAAAGAAAAAGAGCCTCAGATTTCTCCAAGACTCCTTCTCTTTCAGCTATAAATATAAATGTCTATTTTATTGTTTTACTCCTACACGTCCTCTTTAGATGGGTATGCTGCGTCATATTCTTCATCGCTCTCAAAACCATATCTGTCTAAATCCATATCATGACCACAGCTAGGACAAACTAATGTGTCCTCGTTTTCATCTTCGAACTCCATCTTTCCTCCACATTTAGGACAAGTGTAGTTTCTGGTAAACAGCGCTTTTACCATTTCTTCATTGAAAATACTCATAGCTAAATACCTCCTTAAATATTTGTCTAACTAATATACTATCATAGTATACACGTTAGATACAATAGTTCAAGGGATAAAGCTTTATTCCCTCATATAAGAGAGTGTATTTTTGGCGAAAACTAAAAGGAGATGACAAATATAAATCTAATCATCTCCTTGAAGTCTCTACGTCCAACTAACTCTAATTAATCGTATGCCTTTAAGAAATTTAATCTCAAGTTTGACACTCTTTCCTTCATGCTCATATGTAAACTCTGTCTCACGTCCTATATCAATGTTCGCTTTGCCAGACTTCTCACCTGGTTTCTTATCGAACACTGTAACGATACGCTCGTTTGACAGCTCTTTACAATCCGAGAATAGCACAAAGAATTGCCATAAATCCTCATTTTCTCCATAAGGTATACTTATTCTTGCCTCGTTTTGTGTTGTAGGTACTTCAATAATAATTTTGTTCATAATATAAAATCTCCTTTCGTTTTAGTCATAATAGACTATGTATTGTTGGCGAAGAAAACGAAGAGACATTGTAAATATCACGTCTCCCCGTTTAGAATCAGCCTTACTTCTTCGTAGGTCTCATTTCTTTCAATAATTCTTTCACCATCGTTAACGAGAAACTGTTATTTCTCTCATGACATAACCCAATCAGAAACCAAGTTCCGTAAGCTGCTATCGGCAATATCAATTCAGCTGCCGCTATACCAATCTTTACATACCTATCAGTTTTCTGTTCTGCGATTTGCTGTTGCTTGTAGTCGCCGTCTGACCTTATTGCAAACTCTTCCATTGTGCGATGTTCAATTTGTTCTTGCAATTGTCGTTCTTTGATTATGAAATCATTATTTATTTGTCGCTTTTTAAGCTCTCGCTCTTCTTCATTTGAGTTCTCATTTGAACCACGTTGAGCTACTTGTTCTTCAAGCTGTTTAAGTTTGATTTCATAATCCTGCTCCAATTGCTGATGCTTAATCTCGTCTTCTCGCTTTCTGGATTCTTCATCAATCTGACGACGTCCATCTTTATCATTCGCATCCCATTCAACTTTGTTTTCCTCGATTCGTAATTTGTATAGAACCGCTAAATCTGCTATTGCCGTACTTTTAGCTGCGGAACCAGTTTCAAATTGTGACAAGTCCTCAAGTTGTCTTGCAATCTCCTCATTTAATAAATCGTGATTGTTTTTATCCATCTTCATTCTCCTTTCAAAATTGAATATTTAGACTTATTCCATAATAGAGAATGTCATTTCTGCGAAATATAATTTTTATGCAGGACTTCGAATGTAACATATTTTTGATTTAAATCTGGTGTTTTTTCGCATTCCAGGAATAGATAAGGAGCTTCATCTGGATCAGACCTGTCGACTCTTAATACACCTACAACTTTTGGCACCAATATTATTTGTGCTAGCATAAAACCAACTGCAAAACCTAATATAAACACAATTACTAGTTGCCACATTTGCATCACCTCCTTTATTTTGTTTTTAGGAAATTTTCTCCCTGGGATTTTTTCAAATATCAATTTAACATGTGTTTCCGTAACCTACGTACTGTTTCTAAGCTAGCATAAAAAAGAAAGAGCCATTGCTGGCTCAATCCTTTAGAAATTAATGATTTCGTTTCTTTCAACAATACTTTTTAAACATTTCTCATAGGCACATACATCCTTTGCTAGAAGACTAACTAATACTACGTTAAGTCCTATCGCAGAAATTGCCAATAATCTCATAGCATTATATTTGCTATTCATACAATATCACACTCCTTTCCATTAAAGGCAATGCATTATTTGCGTTCCTTATCCAATAACCAAAAGAAACGTCTGTACAAGTCATAGTAAGTATCCTTACAGCATGGAATTTCTAATCTAGCTTTGAGAATATCATAGGAAACTCCCTCTGTTACGCCCTGTAATACATAACTTCCTAAAAATTGGTCTGTTTCTTTTGCAACTTTCTCCACCATAGCAATCCTTTCTGAATAGTACGCCTTTGCTACAGCACACTTGGCTGTTGGATCACCTAAGACATTTGTAGCGACAAACAAGGCTAACTCTGACCTATGACTAGGTAATCCGTCCAGAGAAATATAAGCTTTCTTCCATATAGGATACTGCAAGCAAAAATGCTTTAACTCATAATACCTGTGCTTCTCAATCCAATATGGATTGCTTTCTGATAGTTCTGCTCTTAATACTGTACTCATTTGTTTAATCCTCCTTACAATTTCTATTCTAGGTTAGAAATATAAAAGAGTAAAAACAACCTCAGTGAAAAATATGAAAAGAAAAAGCCCTTGTTAGGACTCTTTCTTTCTAAATTTTGGTAATTTTATTCCTGTGATTCTACTATGATGCTCAATTATCTTGTTAGCATAGTCATAATACTCCTCATTATATGGAAAACACCTAACCGATATTAACATATCAATATTGGCTTTTCTCAATGCCGAAAAGTCACCCGTCTCTTCAAATATAGCTACGTGTTTTGCCATCTTTCTTAAGTAATAATCTCCTAATTTATTTCTAATATTCTTCATCATGAATATCACACTCCTTTCATAAAGGGGAATGTAAATTTTGCGTTTTCCATCTGAGCATGGTCATCTCGCAAGGATAATCTTCAAATCCTAGAGTACTACTAGTAATTAGGTTTTCAATAACACCTATGATTATTTCAGATTCATATTGTTTGTATGGGAAAATATAATTTGGAAGACTCCTGTGAATGGAGCCACAATTAGAACATTTAAATCGTTTGATACGTACGTACTCACTTTTACGATTTTTCGTACGTACAATCCTTTGAACTGTATCATAGTATTTGGCGACAGCTCCACAATCGGAGCATAAGACTTTATCTTCAGTAAACATTTCATCACCTCTTCATTCGTATGTATACATTATACACAAAAATTAAGAGGCGATGTAGTTTTAACTTTAAAAATATCACATTTGAAGCACAGTAATTCGTAAATAATTCGTAAAAGTGCATACCACATATTTATTGCATCGTGTTTAGATGCTAAATATCAGTATTCTTAGAGAATGATAGGCATAAGCAGTTATTATAGTCAACAACCCTATATCCCCTTTAAAACAACAAGCTCTGCTGCTCCACTACTTCAATCCTTGAAGGTACAATTGTCTCCTCTGTAGCTCCACGTAGGTGGTCTCCCCTTAGATATTGGGTGCCACCTCTTAATGCTGCGTTTACTAGGTTTAGGACGTAGATGTTGTCAAATCGTCCATAGATTGAGTCTCCGCCTAATCCTGAGAGGCATATTAGCTGGGTGTTGGTCTTTT